ACACCGCCATCTGATTCATAAGCAGAACCAAATGCGGCATCAATGATTACAGTATCCATCTTACGAGCCATAGCCATTGACGTAGCTTCTGCATAAGGTTGAAACACATCATAGTTCATTCTACGAGTATCAAAACCTTCTACGAAGAAACCAGCATTTTTAGGCTGTGCTGATACTCTCCTACGTTGATGGGAAATCGCTTGTACAGGTGAATCTGCAAAACGTGCCACTTTGTCTAGTGCTTCGTTAGTCCCGATCTTATCAATGAACTCGGCAACACCACGACAATCTGGTTTATTAGTTACGAAATTCCGTAACCGTGTTGTTTTTTGTTGAAGCGCATGTAATACATCAGCGGAATAGCGATGTATATACGACGTTTCAATGTCATAAAAATTAGCCATAGTTAAACCTTTTATAGAAATCTCATACACTTATGTGTACAAGTATAAATCACAATAACCTAGAGATTATCCATAAAGGGTCTCAAAATAACTTTCAATAGGCCAAATGGTTATCTATCTACTTGTCCTTTTATTCAGTCTTATCTTCGTCTTTGTTGACCCGGATATGCTGTTTGATACAACTTATCCATTTTTTTCATAGCCGCACTATGACCCGGATCACGATTATCACGATACGAGGTTGAAAAATCCTTGTCACGATAAAGAGCCTGAATTTCTTCTTGTGCTTGTTGTGGAGAGAGCTGGCTTGAACCAAGTCCTGTCCCTACAACTAAGGAATCTTCTCCCAAAAGTTCACCAACTTTAGAAAAGGCTCGGAGCATTTCAGGATGGTTACCCAAGCCAGATTCATCCATAAGTTGACTTAATTCTGGTGATGCAAATTGAGCAAATGCCCTTTTTGCATAATCTAATTTACCATCATAATTCTTACCCCATTCTCGTTGGAGTTGGATGGTAGTATTTACTTCTTGATCTTTTTGAAGCTGAGTATTTTCTGCTTCTTCTTGTTCTTGACTGTCAGCATATAGATTGAGTATATTTTCTGCTTGCTCTTGGGTTAGACCAGTATCGTGAGCAAATTCACGAAACCCATCTAATTCTCCATTTTCATCGTTAAACTGATAATCTTTGGCTTGTTCTGGTCTTCCCATTTTATTATAAAAACCATTCCAATCCTCACCTTCTTGAGGTATCGCCACCATTTGATCAGGGTTTCCCCCTATCATTTTTACAGCATTAACATATGATTTTGCAAGTTTATCTACAGAATCAAAAGTTGCTAAACTCGGTTCATCTCTCAATCCTGCTGGCATTTCAGCCGCATTAAAACTTATTGATGCGACATCTGAGCTTGAATCGCTAGTGACTTGTCCTGAATCATCAGGGGCTACTGCTTCTTCCGTCATTTTATTCTATTATTAAATGTTATCCTGCCGTTTTAATCTGGCAAGTTCTTGTTGATCATAGCGTGTACGAAGCACCCTAAGATCGGTGTCCACCAATTCCATAATCTTGAGTACAACACTACGTTGGCCTTCTTGCCATGCAGATAAGTACGGATCAGGAGTTGGTGTAGTCTTAAAAACAAAATGATCTTTAATCAATTTGTTTAAAACTTCTTTCCCTTGTTCAGTTTCAAAACATTCTTTAAAAGCCTTCCTTGTTTGTGCTTCACGGTCAAACCATTCCATTATTTATGTTTCCCTGTAGCATGATTAATATGACAGGAAGCACAATACTTGGTTTTTTCTACTTTTGGGCTTATTTTTACAGTAGGCATTCGTCCTATATGTTTCTGAAACACAGCGACTTCATCTTTATTAGATGTTAAATTATATTTTATTTTAGTTGCTTCTCTTTTTAAGAGATACTGAGAAATATTCTTTGGTGGCAACCACTTGTTCGGCCCTTTATAACTTTTAGCCCTATTAACTTTAGCTTCAGCCATTACAATATTACTAACATCATGTGCGAACTTTTTTTTCTTCTCAGGTGTCCACTTAAATCCTCCTGATTGCCATGCTTCTTTTATAGCAGTGCCATGATCTGCATGAAAATCTCGTGGATTAGGACTTTTATAGTCAGTATATGCCCCTTTTATAAAACCACTATTCCGCAAGACATTTAGGTTTTGCACATTAGGCCGGGTTTCTTTTACAAAAGTTTCTCTATCTTCCCAATTTTTACGATTATAATGCGCTGGTTTTCCGTCTTTTGTAACTGCGGCATAATATGCGGCACTATGTCGTGGTTCTCCCATTATTAACCTCTAATACTTTCAGCTTGTGCAGTTTTTTGATTTACATCAGCGGCAACTTGAGCTTGTTGCATTTGTGCCTGTTCTTGTTGTTGTTTTTGTTGTTCCGCCACCATTGCTTCTACTTCTTCTTTTGATCTTATATTTGAAACAGGAACTTGTAATACTTGTGCAGTATTTTGCAAGATTTGATGTGTATCAAAGTACATTGGTATTGTTTGATCAATTTGTGCGAGTGGCATAATCATTTCAAACAACTGGTTCATAGAACTTATTTCACCTGATCTCATTGAAATAGATACAGGATTCAAGTATTCAATCCTAAAGTCCTGCATTTCTTCCGGCATCTGAGGTAATAGGTATGACCTCATAAGTATGTTTACAGTACGTCTAATAAGAGGGTCTAAGAACTCAGCTTCTTGCCTAGCCAATATAGGGCCAAGTACAGGCATTCTTTGTCTCATTCGTACAGAAACTTCCGTTGCACTAAACCGCATTACATCGCCATCAGGTGCTACAGGGCCGGGAAGTTCTAATAAGTCTAAGAAATAACCTTCTCTAATTGCAGTAATACATTTTGCGCTTAGACGTTCTGCATATTCTGGTCTTGCATTAGTAGGAGACTCAAATATCATATCTTTGCCCCCTAGCCCGACGCTGTAGTAATTTATTGCATCAGGTGTTGTATCTAGGGGGTCGAGTAGTCCAGAATCAGGCACAAATAGAGGTGGTGATACCGATTTCTGAACTGCTTTTAAATAACTCTTATCAACTTCTGTGATAAGTCTTATATCTGGCATTATCTCCCAAGTTGGGCCTCTACCATATATCTCTCTATCGGAACGCTCCCATCTAGCACATATATAAGGCATTTCATCATATCCTCCGACAGATAGTATGCTTTTCCTTTCTTTTAGATAATGTATAGATATATAGTTCTTTTTAAAATTACTATTTTCCGGTAAAAACGATTGTACTGTCCAAGTTGGTAAGACTGCATGGACAACATCGTATTCATCCAACATCTTCTCACCATAACCCTTCTCAAGAATCTCTGGAGGCAACCCATCTTGATTAAATCTTTGTACTATATCTTTGGCAGTTTGCTTATAGTTTCTAAATACTGTGTCAATCTCCATTTCACTTCCAGAACCCAATATACAATCCGAAAGAGGGAAATTGCGATAACGAGGGCCAAACCCCGGCATATCTTCGACAAAAAGAATTCCAGTACCAAATGCTCCAGCTTCAAGATAATATTGGAACACAGCACTTTGGAAGTTTGATATAGGTCGTGATATATGATGTTGAATAATCCTAGTTGCTTCTTCCAGCCATAATGAAACATTACGAATCTCGTCTAAATTAGTGTTCCCACTTGTTAATTTAAACCATTCTGCACCCATTGGAGTAAATACATTATGAATGTTAGAAGCAAAACGCTTTAATAAACGCATTGCCGAACCTTCAAATGCATGATCCATCCGATCAGCACCTTTAGAATGTGTAGTCGTAAAATCAGAACGATGTGGCAAGACATACTCTGCAATATCCTGCCATTGACGTTCCCATTGGTTGCGGTTATTTTTCAGCTTCTCATGTTGCCGATCTATCAATGAGCTTAATGAATTATTATCATATGCCATATTATAACTCTATTATACAGTTGTGGCTGAACCTGAACCTGCATGATACGCACGACCCTGACCTTTTCTACGTTGTCCTGTTAGTAATGTCCTTTGTGCTGTTGCCGCCTCAAATCCAGTAGGGCCGGGTTCGGCCGGGCCGGGGCCAGCATCATCTGCATAACCACCTTCACCAGAAACAGCTTCCTTGCCTACTTTTGCAAGTTCATGCAGATTCCTGTTAATAATTTTACCACCTCCACCAAGAATTTCATCTGCCACATAACCAACATTTTTTGTTAAAAGACTTACACCCTTACCCACGTCATTTAGTGAACCACCGGGCGTAGGGATATTTGGAATAGGTATATTTGGTGTTGTACTTCCACCATAACTTAGTGAGGGATTATTTTTTAAAATGCCTGCTAGATCATCTGCATAATTAGGAAGTTTCGGCTTAGGTATATATGGTGTTGTACTTCCACCATAACTTATTGGATTTTTTTGAACTACATTTGTTACTGTACTTGTTGCTTTTTTGACAGCACTAGAGAAGAGTGACATATTGTCTCCTTTATTTAAGATTATGCATAAGCGACATTATCATTTGCATAATAATTATAGTCACTTATAGCTCTACGTGGTCTTTTCTTGTTAGAACCAGTAGAGGCAAATTTCAATGACTGAGAAGCATATCTAGTTGCACTCATCAAGTCATCGTGAACTTTAACTATTTTACCATCTTTTCTATGGTACATTCTTAATTCTTCAAACCATAAATTAAGATAGTTAAATACTTTGAATCTTCCAGTTTGCATTCTTTGTAGCATATCCATTATTCCGGGTTCTACTGAAATACCACCATCAGGATTTTCAAAGTGCTTGTGGATCATGTTTAACCCTTGTTTACGATACAGTTCCGCTAAAGGTCTTCCTGATCCTTTATCGTGTTGAGAGCCATCATGAGGCCATACAACAGGAATCCACTTACCTCTTTCTCTAATTGCCGCACTATGAACAACTGGTGTCTCGGCAGACTTTCGATAACAGTCATAGACATACACAGTATCGGTATCTCTATCCCATGCTAACCAGACTACGGCAGTAGGGTGATCCCACCCAAAATCTAAGCCACATATTTTAGGCCAATGTTCGGGCAATGGGATTGGTTCTATTTTAAGATCGTCTTCACTTACAGGGAATACCATACCAGACCCTAACACTGGTATACCCTTTGAACGCATATCTCTCTCATGCGGAGGAAGTGCGGCTAATATTTCTTTCTTAACATCTTCATCTAAGTGTACAGCATCATCCCATGTTGCATGATATAAAGCCTGTGACTGTCCTAGTTTAGTCATAAACTGCGTCACAACTTCCGTCATGCCACTTTCAGGGGTAAAGGTCATAAATACTATGCCCCCACTTTTTAAGGCCGCTCTAAGAGCCTGTGAGTATATATCTTGTGGAGGCTCTTCGTCAAGCCATGTGACATCAACAGCTTTACCCATCCACTGCATCTTTCCCTGTTCGTAGGATTTAAAGATCAGTTTAGAGTTCCTTCCAGATACATGTTTAACTTGTAAACTCTGGTATGCATTAGGAACCCCGGGCTGTCTTAAAGGTGTTCCAACTATGTATTCTTTTGGTATTGCACCTTTACCAAAATCCTCTTCGTCACCGGGTTCACCAAGTAATTCTGCTTGTACTATATCTCTAGTATTTGCGGTAGTATTACCTGCCGCCCATGCTGTTACTGGTCTTTGAAACTTTGCTCCTGTCCACCATTGGGGGTAACGACCAGTTAAATGATATGCCATCTCAGATGCACCGCAAAAAGTTTTACCTGTTTTATTTGCCGCCATCAAGAGACGTTGCCTAGCTAATCGCCCCCCCATGTCTTTTGCATCATGGAACCTTTTTTGGTAATCATAAGGCTCATATTCTAGTAGACGATTTGTTTCATAAAGATCAGTTATTTTTTCTGCAATCTCAATTGCCTGTTCAGCTTTATTGGTCATAAATCACCAAAGTTAAGACCATGTTTCTTCCTAGGTAAGCCAAGTACATGCGGATACATCATTGACATTGTGTCAGAAAAACTTGGATCTTTTTTCTGTGTATATTCTTGTGCTCTTTTTCTTGCGGCTCCAACTCGGATTATATCACTCATAAGGAATAATGATGGAAGAGTAGTTCTACCTTTTCTTCCTAAGACCTTTAATGCTTCTTTACGATGCTCTCTAGGTGTACCCCATTTACCAGTTCTCTTAGATTGAGTCATTTTAATAATATCACCTTCAGGTATAACTGTTGTCTTTGTCTGTTTACTCATAATAATTCCAGTTCTACCTTGTCGTCCATAAATACGTTTTGGAAGGACTGTACCCTTACGTTTACGAAGTTCTTTCCTTATATCACTTGCAGTTGCTCTTGAAGGTTCAGATACATATGCTCTAGAGATAATACCACGTTCTCCCGGTTTAATATGTTTTACTACTTTTTCTGCTTCATAGTTTTGTCCTTTTTCATATGGTACTCTCACATATCTATTTTGAGCTCTTGGTCTATGATCTGTATAAGGCTTAGACGGATCGGCAGGATGTCGGGGTGCTGGAGAATACTTATAACTGGTAGCCACTGTTCGTTCTTTGGGATATTTTTTGAACTGTTTATTTAATTCTTCATTTATTTCTTTCATTTCGCTTGGTAATGACTTTTTAATCTCAGATTGTGTACGATGATAATTTTTAACACTTTGGATAACCTTAGTAGTAGATGATCTCTTTTTATCGGGATCACGAGTCCATGACGCTCCTAGAGTAGTTACTACTTTTGGTGCATCTACATCACCTACCTTTTTGATCAAACTCGGTAGCGTTTTCACCTGAAATTCGCGTTTTGCTCCTGAGTAGAAACTACCAAGATTCTTAGCCGCTAGTTGCCTACGTTTAATAGCCTCTAATCCTGCTATTTCTGCGTCAAGCGTCTTTTGCTGTTGTATTGCATTCTTAACTTGATTTGATTCATATCCTTCATTAAAATCTTCAGTATGCGTACCTTGAGTACCTTCTTTACCTTCATAAAGTTGTTTTTTCTCTTCTTTTTTAGCTAGGGTTTCTGCAAAATCACCAAACACATTAGTTCCAGAATACCCAAAATCTTCTGTTTGTCTATTTATTAGTTCTGAAATTATTTTTTGAACTGGTGCATTTTTAGGTAACTTTCGTCTGCTGAAGTCAACAATTTCCTGTCCTTTAGGAACTGACAAGCTACTTTTATTGATCCTATTCTTTTCTATTCTCTTGCCTTTAAACTCGCCCTCCCCTCTATCAACATAGTCGCCTTTCTTCAGACTATAGCGTTGCCCTCTATAAAAAGTTCCTTCATCAACAACATGTTTCGTACCTTCTTCAATTCCCGGACTATCAGGGTAATCAGTTTGTATTGATTCAAATGCTTTTAGAGGATGTGATACATCCCCCCTAATATTAGCAATCCTATTTTTAGCGGCTTCACTGTATAAGTCTTTGATTACTTTAGGCTTTTTTAAGTACCCGGTTCCTTCTATTAGTTCTTGTGTTGCTTGTTTCGCATTAAATGTTTTAGCTTCAGGA